TGCAGGTTCCAGAGATCCCCATTAAAGGAGAGATCCGAAAAGCTGCGACTAAATTGTAAGCAATCTTACTTTAGAATGTGTCTGAATTCGCTCGTGGAATCCAGAAGATTTATTGGGCCCAAGAGGTTCGAAGATCTTAATCTTGATGAACTAATCGAGCTTTCCCAGTCCGACACAATTGCTTGCGCCGAACCAGAGATGGACTCTGGCCGTGGCTGCACACCGGTGGTGCAGCTCCAGGAGGTATGTCTGCCTCCTGTGACCCTGTGCGAAAGGACAAATGCCCTAATGCGCGGACTTGATCTTGTCCTGAGTCATCATAAAGTTGATTCAGTGATACGCGTCGCACTTGCTGAGCAAGTGCATGGTTACCTAGATATTCTTGAAAGTGAACAGATGTGGTTGAAAGGAGGTAAATACCTACTCGCCTACCCGTTCGCTCTCTATCTTCGTAATGCGCCCCCGACCGCCCCCCCATTTGGTGCTTTCAAGCCCCATGGGTTGCTCCGTAGATGGATGAAGAATCACTTACTTAATTATAGTGCAAAGCATACGCACTTGTGGTTCAGTTGGATGCAGTGTAAGAGGAGTGCACTACCCTCGAGCGAGGATATGGTGCAATCTGCATATAATGATCACTTCGCAGTTCTCAACAAGGTTGATGATGCTGATGATGAAGTGATAGAAGAAATTTTCAGTGATCAGACATTTGTAAATCATCTGACTGAAATTCGCGAGAAGTTTACTAAGCGCCTTTTAAGTGACACGAAGCATTTTGCAACTCGTGAGCCCAGCATTAGTGCTAGCTTTAGTTCTTCCCGTTCCAACTTAGGTTCATATGGTGAGATCTGTGATGAGATGTCGCTCCGATGGGACATCGCTCACGATAATGAACTTCTCTCTATGGAGTGTCTCCCTGTAACGATTGGCAGGACTACAAAACATAATGTAGTTGTTGAACGAAGGGTCGTTAACAGAGACATAGAAGAGGATTGGCTGAGACATCTAGATCGTAGATATCAGCAGCGTACACAGAACATGCTCAGAGCAAAGATCCAAGGGATTCTTGAGCCTATGAAAGTTCGTGTTATCTCCAAGGGCCCTGCAGTGGAATACTACAGTGCGAAGCCTATCCAGAAAGCACTCCATGGCGTTTTACGTCAGATGGATTGCTATAGACTT